CGTACATGATTTTTCGGTCACTTTTCGTCCAATGACGCTGTAGGTGCCTGGAAAATTGCAACTTGCCGCGGCTGCACGACAAGTTGATCGGAGCATCCCTAGGTGATGCGTTCACTTCGATCATCAGTGGGTCAAAAAATGCCCAGGAGGCCTTTGCGGAAATGGGAGCGGCCATGATCGCAACGATAATGCAGGTAGTTGCCCAGCTGCTCGTGCAATACGCAATCCAGTCAATGTTGGGCATGGTCAGCGGCGGTGCGAGCACGGCGGCAGGTGCCGTTATGGGGGGCGTTAAGCACGACGGAGGGCTGATCGGATCAGGTGGTGGCCGCAGAAGGTCGGTACCAGGATGGATGTTCGGCGGAGCGATGAAATATCACACGGGCGGCGTTATCGGCCTCAAACCCAACGAAGTGCCAATAATCGCAGAGAAAGGCGAGGAGATGTTGACAGCTAATGACCCCCGGCATCGTAACAACATCAGCAAAGGATCTGGCGCAAGCGCTACAGGATCACAGCCTCGCGTGACAATTAACAACGTTATTGACGCGCCAAGCATTGCCAGCGCTCTGGAAGGATCGGATGGAGAGCGGGTAATCATGAACCACATAAGAGCAAATAGAGCCGAAATTAAGGCAATGTAAATGCTATAATAATAAAAAGCCGACGACAAAAATAAAAACATGGCTCTCCACACTTTCACTGCAACTGACCAGGCCGACTTTGTTAGCAAACTCCTTTCGCTCGCTGCTGGTGAGGGGTGGACGCTTGTGCGGGATAACGCCACCGAGAAGGTGCTGAAGATTCCTGCAGTTGGTTACTTGGCCCTGGTAATTGATGGGGTGAATGTAGAGTTTCAGTCGTTCAGGTTGTACAACGCTGGGCAGGCTATTGCCGATCAGATAGGGGCATTGCCGACACCTGCTGGTGGACTACAGCTGCCACGGGTGCCACTGCACAACCAGCCGTTTTTCGTGTGGCTCTCGATTTCGGAGCGGCGATTGGCTGGGGTTTGTAGGATTTCAAACACGTACCACTCGTTTTACGCAGGCTTGCTGCTCCCATTTGCTCCGACAGATCAGTACCCATTTCCGTGCTACCTCGGGGGTTCCGGGGATGCTGATCTGTGGTCTTCGACATCTCAGGCGACATCTGCGTATCTGTTTTACGGCGGGCAAATTCGGCCTGGTCGTGTGTGTTTGCCCGGTGGCGGTTGGCAACAAGTGTCCCGATCGGACGGGGGGGATACGCTCGATTTCCATCCTACCTACGTTAATGAGCTCGCTTATGTCTGGCCGTTTGACGGTGGCATAGCAAACCTGGGGAAAACCCTAGATGGCGAGCACGTTATTTACAACGCCATGGTCGTATCGTCCACTCCATCAATTGGCCTAGCGCCGGATGACGGAATGTGGCTTGGGTATCTGGACGGAATTTTTGCTTGTAGCAACACAGGTGCATCCGCTGAATCAGTTATTACCATAGATTCCATTCAATACTTACTGGTGCCAAACGTATTTCGTGGTTCCCAGTACTACGCTTTTAGGCTGAATTAATGAAATATCAAACAGGTTCCTACTCGTCTTCAGAAAATCTTTTGCAGCTTGTGAAAGATAAGCTAGTCGTTGAAGGCTGGACTGTCGATCTGCACGACTATGTCGATTCAGCTGATGCAAACTTTGGTAAACGCCTGCATATCCACAAATACGGAATGCATTTTAGTCTGCGCAATTTTGACGACTACAATCCAGCGTTTGACTACAAAGCTATCGGGTTTGGTAAAAGTGGGATCGATGTTCGGGCAAATGATGGCTTCAGCGCAGAGTCGAGGTGGTACGAGCAGCCGGGAACTCCGTTTGTCCGGATGTATGCTGAGACTGGGGTTTCTGGCATATATCACTTGTTTACTGATTTGTCTAAAGTTTTGCTGATTGTTGAGTATGAAACTGAGCGTTACAGTCATATTATTTTTGGCGCTATGGATACGCTTGTAGCGAATACTGGGGGGCAGTTTTTGACGGGCGCAAGCGGTACTTTTGAGAGTGAGTGGAACATTCCATTCGATACAAGCACTACAACTACAGCATGTAGGGTCGAAAAACCTGATTTTAACGGCTGGATTATAGGGTTTGCGTACCCTAGTGATCCAAGTGAGGGGCTTTGCAGTAGCTTTAATTCCAATGGTGCGATTCGGATTCCAAGTTTTTCGCCTGGAAGCCCAGCAACTGTTGGAGATATTGGTAGTTCTGCACGTAGTTCCAATCGTCTTAACGGACTGTCTGCTCTGATGCCGATCTACACTTTTGTCAAAAACGAAGGCGCTTATAGCCCATTCGCTGAATTTAATAACCTGTACTTCATCAATTGCGACCTGATGACTCCGGAGCAACCTTACGTTGTTGGTGACAGAACGTTCAAGATCTTCCCGTTTTTCGGTAAGCAAACACCTTCAGTTCCTATTCAGCCACTCTTCAATCTAGGTTTTGCGGTGGAAGTAGATGTCTAAAGTATTACCAGCGTTTGAATTTGTGAGTGGGCAGGGGAGTTATTGTGGTTATGATTTAGATCTGCAGCCTGCTCCTGTACTTACCCGCAATCGATTGGGTGGTGCGTATGCCTATGTTGGCTACTCAAACTTGGATTTGAGTTTGGATGGGAATGATGCTGTTACGTGGGGTGACGTATTTTGCGACAATGTGTTTGTCACTCCGGCAGTTATCGATGCTGGGCAGATATCGTCAGATGAGGCATTCGAGTTTTCAGTTTGGCACTCCTATCGCTCATCGATCGCGTTGTCAGGCGTGAGTGAATTCGGTGTTGAAGGCGTGGACTTGATCGGTCAAAAGTCGGGAATATTATTGTCCTTCGAAGCTTCATCGTACGAAGTTTTTCTTAGCCAAAACTCTACAGATATTGTTTACCGCGCACTGTTCGATTTCGGTGTGGCGGGTTCTCACGAGTTTTCACTTACGGCTTCTCGCGCTATTGTCCTTAATTTCGGAATCGACTGGTCTATGCAGCCGGAATTAAAACACTCCTACTTGACTGAAGTGATTGAATCATACGACGGCACAGAGCAACGAATTTCCCTTAGGGACAAGCCAAGGATGTCGGCAACTTATCAGTACGGCTTAACGGATGCCGAGCAGTACCAATTTGGAAATTTGGTTGGCAATTTTTCTGGCAAATATTTGGTTCCTCTGTGGCCATTTCAGACCAACCTTTCTACGCCATTGATGGCTGGTCAGAGCTCAGTTGCCGTTGACTCCATCAATAATTACATTCGATCTTCAAGCAAAGTAATGATCGTAGATGGGGGGGTGTGGGAAACACTGGATGTCGCAGGGACGTCAGAGCTTTTGATTTCATTTAAAACTTTGGCTAAGAAAAACTATTCGTCAGCAGCACGACTGGTTCCCGTAGAGCAGGCATTGATCGGCGAAGAGACTAGCTCTGTTGTGCACGGAATGAATGTCGAAATTACAACAGCGACCTTTGATTTCGACGAGGTTGAGTATAGTAAGCCTATTGCCTGCGATGACTTCACAATGTTCAACGGTCGCCGGATTTTAGATGTGCGTCCGGATCGATCCCAGGACGTTTCTACCCGTTATTTAAAACTAACAGAAACTTTTGATTCGAATATTGGTAAGCGCTACACCTACGATCGTCAGCAGGGCGCTGTTAAGTTTTTCCAGTTCGGATGGAGATTTTTTAATGAGTTTGACCGCATGCGTTTTGAAGATTTCGCCGAATTTGAGCGAGGAGGGCAGGGTGAGTTTTACGTCGAAAGCCCGCTTATAGGACTTGAATTAAACAAGGATGTTGAGGCGCCAACACTGCAGATTGTCGTTAAAAAAGCTAACTACAAAAACTTTTTGCGCTCAAAAGCATTTGCCCCGGCTATAGCAATTAAATTGTATAATGGTACCAGGCTGTATCGAAATGTCGTTGGTGCGGCTGATGGGCTGGCTGATACAGAGGTCATCGATCTGGGCGAGCCAGTTTCTGGAATTGAGATGGCCGATGTGGAATATATCGCCCCATTATTCCTTGGGCGCTTCGAGTCAGATGAGTTTAATTACGTCTTTGACACCCCAGTTGATAGCACAATTACAAAAATAATAAGGCAGTTGCTAAATGCTGACCCTGAAATCGATCGAACGATCCCTGTCACTGAATAAGCCGATCGAGCTATACTTTTTCGAGTTCGGTTCGACATACTATGCCTATACGTCTGGCACCAAACAGCATTTGCACACGGACGGAATAGTCTACCAGCCCCTGGCTCTAAAGCGGTCAAAAGTCCAGCGGACGTCAGAGGATTACAAGAATAAGCTAGACATTGACATGCCCGGTGATTCGGCAATTCCGCTGCTATTTCGATCGCACCTACCGTCAAAACACGTAACTCTAAAGGTATTTCGCTCTCAGCGTGACAATCCCAAGCTTTTCGTCAATGTATTTGCCGGTGAAGTAAGTTCCGTTACTTGGAATAACTCCGTCGCAACAGTTCAATGCAATCCAGCAAGCGCCTTGCTCCGCCGCCAGATTCTTAGATTTGGATATCAGGCCCAGTGCAATCACCACCTTTACGACGACCTGTGCGGTCTTGATATAACTAATTACCAAGAGGCGCAAACTGTAACGCAGGTCGAAGATGGCGGCAGGTTGGTGTATCTGTCAGGGTTTAATCATGATGCAGATTACTATCTGGCGGGCTTGCTGTCGTTTGACGAAACTGATTTTAGAATGATCACTGACATAGATTTGGCAGCTGGGTCTGTTCAGCTTATTTCCGGTATCGATTCCCTTGCCCCTGGCGACCAAGTAAAACTGGCCAAGGGCTGCAACCGCTCCGCACAAGCATGCCACTCGTTCGGAAATTTCGATAATTTCTACGGCTGCTTGACAATTCCCGACGAAAATCCTTTCGCATAATCATAATAAGAAGAATAAAGATATGGTGCTTGCTGCTTATTTCGTCATCATGCTGATCATGATGGTTGTCGCTATGCGAATGGCGAAAACTCCTGATAATGCCAAGGCGGCAGGCATCGAGGATTTTAGCTTCCCAACTGCAGCCGAAAGGCCCGTCCAGGTTTTATATGGAACCAGGAAGTTAGGAGGCTCCAATGTCCTTTGGTACGGTGACTTAAGCACTAGAGCCATCAAGCAAAAAGTCAAGACTGGCTTTAGTTCAAAGAAAGTTACCGTAGGTTATAAATATTACATGGGTGTGCAGCTAGGAATTTGTCATGGCCCCGATGTTACTTTAAAGCAAATCTGGTTTGACGATGATGTCGCCTGGCAGGGTGAGGTCAAAAATGGCTCGTTTGAAATCAATAAGCCTGAGCTTTTCGGTGGCGAAGAGAAAAATGGCGGGGTAAGTGGCACTGTCAGTTTTTATAATGGGGATCTGGCCCAGGCCGCTAATGAATATCTTCAGCGAGTAGTCGGAATTGATATCGTATCGCCCCTGCGCTCGCTTTGCTATGCAGTTCTCGAAGGATTTTACATCGGCAACAGTGAAACTCCTGCAAAAGTCAGCTTCGTTTGCTCGCGCTTCCCAAAATCCCCGGCAGGAAATGCTGGGTTGGAGATTGTTGGAGATGACGCAAACCCCGCCTACGTAATTTATGAGTTCCTGACCGATCAGCGATTCGGGGCTTCGATTTCAAAGTCGCTTATTGATGTCGCAACATTTGAGTCTGTTGCACAAGGGCTTTTTGACGATGGATATGGTGTTTCTGGTGTCGTGGATTCGTCAAAAGCAGCATCGGAGATTGTCGACGACCTGCTAAAAATCATCAATGGCAATCTAGTGACTGACGCTGCTACTGGCACATTGAAGCTAAAAATAGTAAGAGATGACTACGATATTGCAACGCTGCCAGTCGTAGATGCCTCGAATATCAAAAATCTTAGCAATTTTAACCGTGGATCATTGGATACTGCTGTTAACGAAGTCAAAATTAAGTACCTGTCGATCGCAGATGGGTTCACAGAACGTACGGCGACGGCGCAAAACCTGGGGTTACGGATACACAAAGGCGACAGCGATGGCGTCAGCTACGACACCCCAAGCGTCTCCACAGCCGCACTGGCCGCAAAAATCGCACAGCGAGAAATGCGCCCATTGTCCGTGCCGCTTGCGACGTGCGTTGTGGAGTGCAACCGGTCAATGTTCGACGCGGAAATGTGTGATGTCGTACTCCTATCCTGGCCACCACTGGCAGTGGAAAACATGGTCATGAGAGTCATGGGGGTAGACCTGGGGACGCTCGAAGACAGCACGATAAAACTCAGTTTGACCCAAGACATATTTGGCGTGACGAACACCGTTTACAGTGACGGCTCGGACAAAGTATGGGTCAAGCCAACGTTCGAGCCCTCCAACCCGCCTAGCCTGGAAATCGTCGAAGCCCCTGCGATTTTCGCCAGCTCAGCAGGCTTGACGAGGTCGTTGCTGGTTTTGGCGGAGCAGCCAAGCGCAGGGCAGCATTACAAACTGGTCACAAGGCAGGGTGGAGAGGGCTGGGCAGATCACGGCGACGCTGCTTTTACTCCGTTTTTCGAGCTGATTGATGCCATGCCCGCAGGTGCCTGGGCGGTAGCAGATGGCCCAATAATCCGTGGAAACATCGACGAACTCGACACATACAGCGTCAGCGAAAACCGCCAGGCGCTTGGGATTATGTGGATCGACGGCGAGTGGCTGAGCTACGAGTCGACAATCCAGCTTACAAACACTACATGTCAGCTAAAAAACATCCGCCGAGGCCTGTTCGGTACCACCCCAACCGAACACCAACCGGCCCAAAAAATCTGGGCGGTGAGCGAAGGTCACGGCATTACAAATGGACAATTCGCCGCAGGCTCGACTGTTTACATCAAGACCTTGGTGCAGACGCCAACGCGCAGGCAAACGATCGAGGAGGCCACCGAACAAACGTACGTGGTGCAAGGCACATACGACCAGCCATTCCCACCCGGACATCTCCGCGTCAACGGCGGTGAAGGTGGCGAAATCAGTGGCTCAGCAACCCTGACTTGGCGAGCGCGAAATGGGGTCAGCCAGGAAGTGGTGTTCTACGACGACGACATTTCCCGGGCTTCACCGGCAACGCACGAAATCACTGTCCTCCACGGCGGCCAGCAGGTTTGGCAACAAAATGCCGTCGATGGGGAGACCTGGGAATTTGTTGGGGAACGGGATATCAACGGTGGATTACTGTTCGACGAACTTACCTTCCAGGTTAGGTCAACGCAGCCTGAATTCCCTAGCAGCGCCACGGTCGAGATCAGAGCTACAAGGTCTGTGATCGCATAGGCATGATTGTAAGTATCTGCTAGTATAAGTAATCGCTAGCAAAAGGCTGCCATATGCATGATTCTTATCCTACACCCAGCCATGATGTGGAAATGAAAATGGAATCCATACGCAGCCGCTGGCGTGAAAAAAGCATTTTGGTTGAAGACAGTGGCATGTCGCTGAAGGATGCTGAGCATATTTTTGACCGCAGCATGGAAATTTATGGCAAGCCAGCAACAATTATCAGCAACTGGTTTCTGGTGTATGTCAACCCGCCTCCTGCGGAGGCATCGCCAAAGTATGACGACCTGAAACCGTTTGTTATTTGTTCGCTCGACGTCTTGAAAGATGCTGATAACACAATTAGCAGCGCCGTAAGGACAAGCCAGATGATGTTGTTTTTAGATAAATCTATATTCGTCACACGCAATACAATTTATTTACTGGTCGGGCAGGGGCGACGTATGAATTACAGAGAAGCTCCCGAAATTTTTACCACCTTTTTTGCGCTCCTAGGGTTACAGCGATGAAGGTTAGTGAATTAATAGGTTTTCTGTCAAAGCTGGATCCCGATGCCCGTGTCGTAACCCCAGGGTTTGAAAGCGGATTCGAAGATATAGAGCATGTCAGATGCAGTGTGCTTTATCGAAGAAAGAATCCAGAGTGGTGGGATGGTGAGTTCAACGAAGATGACAGATGGAGCACGAAAGGGGAGGAAATAGTCTTGATTTATGGAACTTACAGAAAATGAAATTATTCCTGGACACGGAATTCACCCAGCTTAATGCAAGTAAAAAGCTAATATCTTTGGCTCTAGTAGCCGAAAATGAAGCCGAGTTTTACGTCGAGTTGACCGATACATACACTATCAGCGACTGCTCTGAGTTTGTAATTAATACTGTCTTGCCACAGCTAGGGATGCTCCGATCAACTTGTCGTGCAGCCGCGGCAAGTTGCAATTTTCCAGGCACCTACAGCGTCATTGGACGAAAAGTGACCGAAAAATCATGTACGGAG